CCTGGTCTTCAGTATATTGGTGAATTAAATTACGTTGTTGATTACGAAGATACAGAACCTGTTATATTCGAAGATAAATTTCCAAGATTTTCTTATAGATATAAATATGAAGATGGTGAGTATTCTACTTTTGCACCTTGGTCTGAAGTAGCTTTTTTACCAAATTCATTTAATTATGATCCTAAAAAAGGTTGGAACACAGGTATGATTAATAACCTTAAGTCTATAAAAATTAAAGGTTTTAAACCAACAACCGCTAACTCTTTGTTAGGTAGAGATATAGTTGAAGTAGATATATTATATAAAGAAGATGCTTTTCCAAACGTTTATCTTGTTCAAACAATTAGTCCTATAGATATAGCTGTAGCTGGAAATTCTAGATCTTGGGATACTGGTGAGTATTTAATAAAATCCGAAACAATAAAAAGCACGATTGATGCTAATCAACTTTTAAGAACTTGGGATAACGTACCAAAAACTGCTTTAGCACAAGCCGTTAGTGGTAGTAGAATTATATATGGTAACTACGAGCAAAACTATGATTTAAAAGTTGGTAATTTAAACTATCAACCTGATTTTAAAAACTCTATATATTCTTGGACACCATCAAATAGTGGTACACCAAAAAAATCAATTAAATCTTTAAGAGATTATAAACTTGGTGTTGTTTTTACCGACGAATACGGTAGAGAAACTCCAGTTTTAATTAGTGAAACCGGTGGTTTTAGAGTTAAAAAAACAGAGTCTATAAACGCAAATAAACTAAAAGTTGGATTGAAAGGCGCTATACCTCCAGAAATGCTTTATTATAAGTTTTATATAAAAGAAACTTCTAGCGAGTACTATAATGTACCTATGGATCGTTGGTACAAAGCTGAAGATGGTAATATATGGTTAGCTTTTCCTTCTTCTGATAGAAATAAAATAGATTTAGATACTTTTTTATATTTTAAAAGAGGTGTTGATGGAGATGAAGGTGTTATAGAGAATTCTACTAAATACAAGGTTTTAGCTATAGAAAATGAAGCTCCAGAATTTATTAAAACTAGAAGAATACGCATAGGAACTGTTTCACACTTTAATACTAGCAACGAGCTTTTTGACATTGATAATAATCCTCCAAAAGTAAATGGTGTGTCATTTACAATGTCTTATGGTGCTGGATTTGCATCTACTA